TTCCACCGCTAGTAACGTGTAGCCTGATAGTCTCTACCCAGTCGCTTGGGCGATCTAAATACTGGGAGGTTAGCTCGGCTGTGGCGCGGTTCTCCATTTCGTAATGTCGGATGTCTCGGTTGATCTGAGCCTCCGCCAATGCGATGAATGTCGGGATAGTTGACGTTAGGTCATCCCGGTTGAGAAAGTCAGCGATTGCCGTCTTTAGCTCTGCGAATGTGCTAATTGCCATGTATTAGCCTCTTTTCTTCGGCTTCTTCGCCGTCTTTGCGGCAGCCTTGAATGCCTTGTCAGTTGGAGCGCCCTTTGACCCGGGCTTTCTCATCTTCTCGCCAGAACCCGCCTTGATACGCTTACGCTTGGCGTGGATGTTGGCGTAAAGTCCTGATTTCTTATTTGCCATAACGCTTCGCCTTTCTCTTTGGCTTCGCCTTCTTCAAACACCTGCCTGCGGCTTTACACTTGGCTGGTGATGGGCATCCCTTGCATGGCGTCATGATTTCTTCCTCGATTTGGTTCCTGAACACTTCCACCGCTTACGGGATAGCCGTAACGGTGAGTTTGGATCTTTCGCCGCCTTCGGGTGCTTCTTCATCTGACCCGCCGATCTAGCGCAATAACTATCGCCTTTACTGGTGCCGGGCTTTACTCGTGGGCCACCATCTTTAGCCTTCCCCGCCTGTCCGTAGCTCACTTTCTTGCCCGAAGACGTTATTTTAACACGGGCTTTCCCTTTGCGTGGCTTCATAATGCAGCGTCCATTTCCGCGATTTCAGCGTAAATTAATTTTTGGTGTTCGTCACCACACTGAGGACAAATGGGAACATCGCAAATATGGCTGTCTTCGTCGGCAATAAAGTCTATGCCGCACACATTACATTGACCCTTCATCATCACCTCCAGCTAACATACCAGCAGTTGTCGCTCCAAGAATCCCATACATTGGCATATTAGCCCTGATAAAGCCACGCAGAACCTCTTCTGGTGTTTTGCCGGTCAGTCGAGACGTTCTTTCAATCATCTCGTTGACCTCTGTAATCATTGGCTTGCCTTCGTAGTTTTTAAATCCGGCCCACGCAACATCTTGGAAGTTGGCAGGCTGTATACCCCTCTTCGCCGCCTCGTCAGCAACAATCCCTTCCATGATGCCGTAGGCACCCTGTGGTGGAGCGTTTATTCCAGCCATGCCTTGGCTCATTTGCTCGTCAATGGTCGCCCTTGAGCGGTCTCCTAGGAAGTTTGCTGAGAAGTTGAATCGCTTTGGCTGGCCAGATGTAGTTAATCCAGCGCCTTGGTTAAGAACCTTGTCGTACATAGCCATGTTGCCGGTTACGTATCGACCACCTATCGGATGTGGCATTTCGTAGGCCGCTGACGGAGGTGAAAGCCCCTGCTCTCTTAGGAAGTTGCCGTATGCCGCCATCAGAAGATTCGCCTTTGGATCAGCTCCGCCCGTCGTTGCCGCCATTGCATCAGCAAACCGCTCTTTGAAGGCTTTCGCCCCTTCTTCTGGCCCAAGCTCTTTTATAAACGCATCCTGAAGCTGCCCCATGGCGTACCAGTCCTGAGACATCGGCCCTAAACCGGCATCGTATGCTGCGTTGAGCGCGGCTCTAGCCTCTGGGGTGTCAAACTGAGCGATCTTCTTATCAATCGTTTCTTGCTTTTTTGGAAGCGTGTCAGTCCTAGTATTGCCCTCAAGCTGATATAGACTGGGGTCAGCGTAATATCGCTCCTCAACCGGAAACATAGGCTCGTACCCAGCCTCATCCATCTCTTTAGCTATTCTGTTGCGCTCTTTTTGGACGAGCTTCTCTTCTTCAGATAAGCCTTTTGATCTGAACTCCTTCCCTGTCTTCTTGTCTACCTTGTCAATTGGTGTGCCAACATCGGGGTAATTAGACGCCAGCTTGTCGCCATCAATACCCTTTAATCCGCGGCCAACCTTTGACGCCGGGATTGCCCCAGCAAGAACGCTTTCCAGTAAAGCTCCAGTCAAGCCAGCAGCCTCTGGACTTAAAGAAGTAACGCCAGACTGTGCGGCCTGATACAAATCCATTGGCGAGACGCCGGTTAAAACGCCCTCGGATCGCATGGCGTCGTCTATTACGCTACTCAACGCCTGAAGATATGGCGCAGATCTCTCTGTCGGCCCGTACACTAGATTATCGGCAACCCTATCACCGTAGGCTGTGGCTTGGTCTAAATCGCCAGTAGCAAGTAGACCGGCGATATTGCCGTAGCCTCGCGGAACCTCTGCCAAGGCAGAAGTGCCAATAGTGCCAAGCGCCTCTAACAAACCAAGAGCGCGATCACCCAAACCGTTTATAGCCATTACTGTCCTGCCTTCTCTCTTGCGTAACGTAGCGCCATGTCAATCAGCGCCTCGTTAGATACTCGATTGCCTGTAAAGGCGTCAATGCCAGCCACGTTCTCGTAATAGTCTTGGATAGAATCCTCTGGCCGACTGCCATAATGACGGTATTGATACGCCCTAGCCATTTCCTTAGCGACCTCCGGCGTGATGCCCTCTCTTGCCGCCCAGTCGTACCCCCCGGCAAAGTTAAGCGCCATATCTAAAAGACCCCGGTCAACGCGAGGGCCAAGCTCTGGGTTCTTTCGCAGAATCCTGTCGCTTATGGCTTGAGGGAAGCTAATATGCTGCATGACATCAATAGGGTTTTTTATGACAGTCATGGGGTTTGACTCCCATAGCGCATTAAAAAAACCATAGTCCTTAAAAGGATTGTCAGCCATACAAGCAAGCCAGAGAGTGCGTGGGACTCAATTATATCACGCTATGCCTCGGAGATTCCTTCTGATTGGCTCGCCCCAATTTGAGGTCTTACGATATCCAACAGCAAGGTATCGGAATGAATCAGCACTGTGACTAGACCAGTCATGACTAGGGCGACCCTTCCACACCAAGTTCTTATCGTCATACTCCCGGTGATATGACCTAAGCGCCTCAATACCATGATCGCACCTCTCAGCGTCAAACCAGCATAACGGCAGCATTGACCTCACGGCCTGTATTCCATCGTCCACATTAAGCTGTGGCGCTATCTGAATGTTGTTCAGCCCTAACCCTTGTAATGTCTCAAGCCTCGACTTGCCAGTCCCTAGCTCCCTGACCCTAACGTCATGCGGAAGAATGTGCTGATCGTAGACGTATCCTCTGCTTTGCAAGACCCGGACGTAATGATCCAAGCCAACGCCAGACGCCTCATAATGGTCTATCAGCCTGACCTCTGGGCCAACAAACTGGGCGAACCATATCGCCGTTGTATCCCCTATCCCCAAGTCCCATGCCGTCACAACGCCAACAGATCGCTCGTAAGGAACCGCCGTAATCCTACTCTCAGCGTTAGCGTCTCGCATCTCAAGGGAATAATACGCGCCTTCATGATGTGTCAAGAAAGACCCTTCCCAGACATGATCGTAGGTCTCTGGCCGCTTGTTGAAGTCCTCTAATCGCGCTTGATTCAGTACATTAGGGAAGAATGGGTTCTCATCCCAGTTAATGGAGATGATCTTGCAGTCGTCCGGCGTGTTCTCCCGGAACCGCTTATGAGTCGCTGATAGCTTGGACTCCGGGTTCCATGTCACCCAGCACTCGCTGTTTTCCTCACGAATCGTAGGGATTAGCTTCATCCACGCCGTCTCGCTAACCGTCTCAGCCTCATCCACCCAGCACAGCAATATCCGGGCCTTAGACTTAATGGAATCGAGGTTCCTACGCAGACCCGCGAATACAAAGTCTACGTTCCGGTCTTTTGAGCGAATAAACGTATCCCCTACCTCGTAGTATTTGGAGAGGAAATCGTGCGATTCTATGGCCCCCCTGACCTCCTCAAAGGATGAGTCAGAAAGGCTGTTCATAAACTCACGAGCGCAGAGTATTTGCCCCTGACGGCCTTGCCTTCCCCACATATAGCCCTTGACCGCCGCCATAATCGCAAATGACCGCGTTTTACCTGATCCCCGGCCACCATAAGCGCAGCGGTAGCGAGCCTCACCCTCAAAGAGATCCACCAGCTTTGGCGGTAGCTCTATCCCGGTCTTCACTTCTTGGCTACAAGCTCAATGATCGTTGGCAGGTCATTACCGCCAGAGGTAACGTCTACCTCAATGGCCTTCAGCGCAGGCGTCGTGTACTTGGCGATCTTCTCCCACGCCACGACAGCATCCTTGCGATCCTCAATATCCTCGCTCTTTATCGCCGCCTTATGGATCTCTGCGGCTTGCTCGGCCATCTTAATGATGGGATCGAAGTCGTCCCCATAAATATCCTTGAGCCGATTGAGTAGGAACTGCTTGTTTCTGTTGGGCGAACCCTTTCTGCTAGGCATACTCTGTACTTAACCTTTTGAGTGAATTGGTTAAAATTTAACCACAAGTGACCATTTTTGTCACATTGTGACCTTATGCGTCAGGATGCGGTATCGGATGCGCCCAATACATCCCGGTGATTAGGCTTGTCTTTACCTCCCCGGCGTTAATCTCTTGCATGGACATTGGCCAGCTTTCTACTGTCCCATCACTAAAGGCGACTAAATATGTGCCTTCAACGTCTGGCATCTCGCCGTAGGCTACTGGTCTCCAATCCAATACTACTACCTGTCGCATAGTCTTCCCCTGTTATTCTATGCCGTGGATGGCTAAATTGGCACCCATGAATGCAAGCCCCCTGCTCTTCATTTAGCCTTTAGACGCCACGGCTCGCCTTTAGGAGTTTGGGGCTAGAGTTCTTCGTACTTAATAATCTCTAAGTAATTACCCTCATGCTCATCGGCAAACTTAGTCCTTAAATCAAACAGGATGACCACATCCGTTTTGAACCGCTTGGCCATGTTCTCAGCAGCCTCCAACGCATACTTTGTGTCATCGACATCAAAGTCATCAGCCATCCAATAAAACTGTCTAGTCACTGGGCCACTCCCATTGCGGATCAGAGGATTGATACATTGTACATCCCTCAAGACCTGCCGATATCAGTAACAGAGTGAATATCGCTATGATGCCCTCATGCTTCAGGCTCACTTGCACACCTCCGCATAGTTGCCGTTATAGTCAGGCCAGCCATTCTCCCCATTCGATTTGAGGTACAGCCGGTGCATCTCGCAGTAGTTCTCTGCCCTTTGCTTCGAGTCCTCGAAGTCCCCAGTCATCACCGCCAGCACTAACAAAAGGCTCGTCACCACCAGCGGTATCGCCAATACATTCCTCTCCATCACTCCACTCCCTTAGTTTATTTTTTATCTTTGCGATTGCTCGCTTTTCTATTGACCAAACTACCTGCCGGGTCACGCCCAGCTCATCCGCAATCTCTTGCAGACTCATGTAGTAATCATCATCCGGCATTTGTCGCTTCATGCTTTGCCTCTTCTACCAATAAATCACGGTATTTTTTCCATGACTCCTTATCTTCCATCACAGACTCCAAGAAGCGATACAGCTTGCGCTCCATATAACGGTGCTTCATTAGCTCAACCGCCATAGACAACTGTTGCTCGTGATTCAAGCTCTGCCAGTGGAATTTTTGGCTTACGAAAGTCTCAAGCAGGTGGTCATCAATCGAACGGAATGCCATTCGCTTCTCTCCATTCTGGTGTATTGTAGTCAGGGCTGGCCTCAACCTCCCTAAACTTCTTAATCAGATCGCGCATTACCGACTCGTCATCCTCAAGCCTGACGATCATTGAAAAGGTTATCGCCCGGTACATGGACGCCTTGGCCTTATAGTGTTGTGCTTCTGTCACGTCTTACTCCCTGATAGTTATTTACCACAAAGGAATAGTCCCACATCACACCTGTTGTGTCTTCTAACATTTAGTTATAAATCAGTTGTAGCTTATAACCGTATAGTCT